GTTCAGGGAAGATTGTAAACCGCATAGATTTGTAGCTTTTTATCGAATGGCAAGGGCTCCATGGCCTGTTATGGTCGGGGAGTTTGATAAACTTAACCAGAAATACCACCCGCGAAGCTATCACGACAATACTGGACTTGGCGATGTTATTGATGATTATTTGGAAACCCCATCAAAAGGCATTAATATGGTTGGCAGAACAAGAAAAGACATGCTGTCTAATGCTATCAATAAAATCGAACGTGGTGAAATAATAATGCCTATGATAAGATATGTTGAGGAAGAACTGCGTAATTGTTCTGTGAACGATGTTTATGGAACAGGGCATCTTCCTGATGTATTAAGCGCGTTGAGCCTTGCGCTGAAAGGCGCAGGTATGCCTAATGCGCTAGAACTGGTGGAATTTATATAGAAAAGGAGATAAACATGCTAGAAGGAAAATATATAGAAGAAACGCAGGATTCAGCACTGTTCGTATTCAATGGCGTGCAGTATAAGCCGGTAATGTTCTACCATCACGGGAAAGACCAGAACTTTGCCCATCTCCTAAAGTGGGCAAATGAAAGCTATGCGAAGGGGATCATCGGGATTTTGCTCACAGCGTCATTCCTTTGGGCGAAATTAACCGATGCTCAAAAGCAGATGATCGAGCCGAAGGTC